CGCCGGGATAATTGCAGATGTACAGGGTTTCTGTTGGTGCGGATAAGTTGTAATTAGATATCTCGAATAACTCAATGGGTGAGTCGGGATTGAGGGATAGGAGATTGCTGATTATTGGCATTTTATTTTTAGAATTGCCAATAAAAAAGCCCCTATTACGGGGCGAGAATTACATCACTTCGTGATTATCTGGATCGTCATCTGCATACGCCCAAACTTCACCACAGAGAGGACATTGATAAAACCCAAATTCTTTATTAAAATCAGGATTTGGATGTTGACATCCTGCGGATTTAGCTAGTTCCTTGAGTGAGGTTTGTATGGTGGAGATCGCCTCACCAACTTCTTTATCTAATTCTCCCGTTGCCCACGCTTCTACATAAGCGGATCTGCTTTTGTATCCACCAGCTTTGGATCTTGTCTCTAGTTGGGCGATCGCTTCAGGGGATAAAAATAGCTCAATTCCTTTTTTATTTTTTTTACTCATTTTTTTATTACTGAGCAAGATAGCTTGGTAGCCAGTATTTCTTTAATTCTTGAGCTATTTCGTGTTTTGCTTTCATGTAATGCGAGGGATACCCAGGCAAGCGGGGATTTATTTCTGGCGGATAACCAGAAAAACCCTCTTTTGTTTGCACACCTGGACTCCATCTAATCCAGTTGAAACCATGTAACTCTGGATCTACAAATACTTCATCTGATACAGCGATCCAATCTCTTTTTGATGCCATAATTAATCCACCTTTCTAAAAAATGAAACCGGAAAAACAGGAACGCCAACAAATTCAACTTCTTGATATCCAGTAGGTGCGGGTATATCTTCATTGAAATAATACAGGCGAATTTCTTTGTTTAGCTCATCAATGCCCCAGAATTCACCTTTTTCAAAATCATCTTCTGACTTAACTTCTTGGGGATTCGCCAGACGAATTGATTTAATTTTCATTTAATTATTTTCCAAGTATTCAGCGGTTAGGAGGCATTGCTGAATTTTCCAGTCTCTCCACCCCATATTTACCATTTCTTGAATTATGGGAAAGGATTCCCTATAATTCCAAGGGCTATTAGGCTTTATTTTTTGCCCAATTAGCCGATTGATCATAGAAGACATTTCAGGTTTCCATTCTCTTTTCAGGCATCCTCTGATTTTGACAAAAGCCTCTTTAATTTGAGCTTCAGAATATTGAATTTGCTCACTCATGGCATTCTCCAATTTATTTTCTAAATCAACTAACTTCAGGATTGCGGATCTTACATGAAGCGCGATCAACCTCAAGCAAGCAGCTATTTGATTTTTAAGGATGCGAACTTGGAATGATTGAGCCTTCATGATAAAATACTCCTGAAACTAAACTTTTACTGTGTGGCTTGGGCTTCCTTCCCTTGCCATACTCTTAATATATCCTGATACTTTCACGATGTCAATAGGTTTTCAGAGAAAATTATCCGGGTATTTTATAAAAACCTCCTAACCTGCTCAAACTTTCCACTAAAAGCAGCCGCCGTCACACCCTGCTAGTCTTAGACAACAAAAGAAAGTTGTGATGCAAATTTCTGAGAGAATAATTGAAGCTGTAAATTGCCAATAAAAAAGCCCCTATTACGGGGCTAGTTGGCGATCGCGCTTATCTGGAATGCGTTGAATTAACTCTATCTCTTTGGATTGATAATTCACTTTCATCACCGTCAATTAAGCATTGAGCATAATTGAATATGTCCGTGCTATTAATCCAGTAAGATACATGAGTCTGAACCAAATCATAAAAACTGCACATTATCTCTGTTTCATCTATTCCTTTTTGTTTTAATTCTTGGATATGCTCTTTAAACTTTGCTTCTACTTCGGGCGTAATCATTAAATTAACTCCAGTAAAATTGTTAATGCAGATTGGATACTTGCGATCGCATCCTTGATTATTTTCCGTTCTTTCTTGTCCGGTTTACCAGATTTTGATAGTAAAATTTCACCGTCAGCGATCGCCTTTAGTAATGATGAAATATTAGGGCGATCGCCCCATAGGCAGCCAAACTCCAAAGCTTTTTGTTCAAGTTCGGCTTTGTGTTCCCAGGAAAGGGAGAGCGTTATACTCTCCTGTTTTCTACTCAATTTGACTCCTCTAAATCACGCAACTTTTTGGCTTTTCTTGTTTCACTTAATTTAGTAAAACCGTTCTTAATTAAATCTGCTTCTGTGTCGTCGGCAGACAACAGGAACCGACCTTTAGTCTTAGCCATTTCGCTTTTTATTCCTTCTCGCCCCATTTCTTATCTTGATAAGAGATATGGCTTGAGATGATACGTTGTAGCGTTCTGCCAATACAGAATATTTTTCTATACTGGCAATTATTTCTTCGTGATCTTGGCAAGTTAATTTACCCGATCCACTTATTCCAATTCCTGTAGGGTTGGGAGGATTAACACGAGAGTTTGCAGCGCACGAGCGACATTTAGTGCTTTTTCCCTTAACTAAAACTGCGTGCTTTTGCTGGGATATTTCCCCACACTTGCATTCACACTCATAGTAAGAATGTGAGTGAGATGTTTCTGAGGCATGAACAAACTTTATAATCCTCCAATCTCCAATCATTGTTCCGGGGAGAAGAGGATTTGTGATTGTTTTCATATTTTTGCTTTTTGCGAATGCGATCGCATTAACTAATTAAGCATTCTCTACAACATAGTTTGCGTATGCTTTCGCTAAACCACAAATCAGCTCGTAGCAAGATTGTATATCCTCTTCTAGCTCACGCTTAATAGAGGATGGAATGCAATCTAGCAATTGCCCAGATTCAAATTCGTATTGCCCAACATAAGACTCGTCACAAATATCCTCTCCAATGCCATATTTATTGATAGCATCTGCAACGGCTGGGGATATTTTTCTAATCTCATCTAAGCAAGATGCCCACTCAGGGGAGGAAACGAAGGACGCATATAAATCTTGATTGATGACTGCTTGATTGTAAGACATGATATAATTTCCTTAATTCGCTTGGTTTACTTAGAGACTTGGGCTTGCCCCCCTTGTCTCTACATTTATAATATTACACTTATACTTTATCCTTGTCAATAGCAAAGTGTCCGTATCTCTAAAATATTTTTATTCTCTACAAAAACCTCCTAACCTGCTCAAACTTTCCACTAAAAGCAGCCGCCGTCACACCCTGCTGCTGAATACTCCACTCTTTGCAGACGTAAAGCTTCCCGTCATCGGTCACGCCCCCATCAAGCGACAGCCTAAATGGTGAACCCCGCCGCGTCCTAAGAAAAGCGTCTACTTCTGCAAAATTAATAATATTTACGCTGATATCCAAACTTGAGGTAACAGTATTAATACCCTTGGTAGTACGGCGTTCAACTCCAGTTTCACCATATTTAGTTTGAGCGATATCGGCGGTTTCTGTTTCTGAATTTGACCAGGTTGGGGTCAGGGGAATAATTGGATAAATCATAAAATATTCACCTTATACCCAAGCTTCATTAACTTGACGCTTGCTGTGCCTGTGTCGTCAGCATATTTCATCCTATTTACCTGAAATGTGAACGTCATGGTAGTTAAACAAACGCCCGTCAAAACACCATTAACAAGCAATGTTTTGATTTCAGGGATGATTTTGATTAACTCCAAAAACCACGATTCATCCAACAAGCTAGAGATGAGCTTGCCCTGAATATTTACTCTAATTTCAGGAATTTCATCCATGTTATTTACACCTAAACAATCCATGATCACAATCTACTTACAAGGTGAACTTGCAGACTATTTTACCTCACAAATTACCGTTGATGTCTCTAGCGTTGCCGAAGCTATAGCAGCACTAAAAGCCAATTTCAAGGGCTTTGCTAACTACCTGTTTGAATCTGCTAATTGTGGCGTAAATTACCAAATCCGTGTAGGGTATCAGGAGATTGGCGAGGAACATCTAAAATGCCCAATTTCCAAAAAGGTGCAATCTATCAGAATCATGCCTGTAATCGCTGGTGCTGGTGCAGCTGGTAAAATTATTGCAGGTGTGGCACTGGTAGTACGGCGTTCAACTCCAGTTTCACCATATTTAGTTTGAGCGATATCGGCGGTTTCTGTTTCTGGATTGGACCAGGTTGGCGTAAGGGGAATTATTGGGTAAGTCATAGAGTTAAAAATATGCGCTACTACTTAGACTCAGAATTTATAGAAAACGGCGTGACCATAGATTTGATTTCTATTGGTATAGTTGCCGACGACGGACGCGAATACTACGCCATCAACAGTGAATGTGATTTTTCAAAGGCCAGTGATTGGGTCTTAGAAAATGTCTTACGCCCAATTGGACTGGATAGAGGTGGGTTTAGCATCGCTAATCTTCATAATCCTTGGGTAAGTGCAAATTACAAAAGCAGCTATTCGCAAGCTAAGGTTAAATGTCAAATCGCTCATGAAGTGGCTATATTTTTGGGATGTAAAGCGGAAACACTAGAAAATGGGAAAACAAAATATTACCTGGACGAAAGCAAAGAATCCCCTGAGATTTGGGGCGAATGGTGCAGCTATGATTGGGTGTGTTTTGCCCAACTCTTTGGAACAATGATGAGTCTACCGGATGGCTTCCCCATGAGATGCCGGGACGTTATTCAATGGAAAGAAGATCATCTTCAATATAAAGGCGGCTTACCCGCATCATTGGAAACCTACGGCAATCACAACGCTTTGCTTGGTGCAAAAACCGTCAAAATGCGATATGAGTTTTTGGAAAATTTAGGGAACTAATTATGATCACAATCTACTTACAAGGTGAACTTGCAGACTATTTTACCTCACAAATTACCGTTGATGTCTCTAGTGTTGCCGAAGCTGTGGCAGCACTACGTGCTAACTTCAAAGATTTTGCCAACTACCTATTTGAAGCTGCTAACCGTGGCGTATCCTATCAAATTCAGGTAGGGTATCAGGAGATTGAAGAACAGCATCTAAAATGCCCAATTTCCAAGAAAGTCCAGTCAATCCGAATCATGCCTGTAATCGCTGGTGCTGGTGCAGCTGGTAAAATTATTGCAGGTGTGGCACTGATTGCGGCGGGGTTTTTAACTGGGGGAGCGGGCTTCCTGGGGCTATCTTCAGCAACTCTATTTCTGACAGGGGGTGCTTTGCTACTGGGTGGTATTTCTTCCCTGTTCGGACGGCAAGAATCACCTGACGCTAGAGAGGACAAAAAATCACTGGTGTTTGGTGGTACGTCAACGACCGTTAAAGAAGGGGGGCGTGTGCCAATAATTTACGGGGTGGCATTGGTGGGGATGTATATTATCTCTGCCAAGATTACGACTTCCTACCAGCCGAGTTAGGCAATAAAAAAACCCGTCATTTCTGACGGGTTTCGGCAAAGGATTTGTTCGAGGGTGTGGGTTGAAATAAGGGCATTAAATCCATTCCGCTAAAGCGGAGATTTGGTTTTGTAGATCTTTTATCCCCCCTTCTTGATGGAGAGATACTGAAACAGCGCCATCTACCTGACTTAACGCGAGTTCTGCTGTGTGGGCTTGCACCAAAACGCTGCCCATTTGAAACATCCCTAAAACTGATTTTTGATAATTTACTCTATAAGTTGATTGTCCTTCTCTAAATTGAGCGGACATTAAATCAACTTCCAGTTTATTTATCAATTCTTGGCTTTCCTGAACAATTTGCTCAGGAGATTTGTCGTAATCTTGATTGTCAGAATCAGAAGGTCTAGCTAAAGCTCTTTTTTGAGTCAAGAGCTTTCCGCCTTTGCCTTTATACCAATTGATTTGTTTGTTTAAAAAGTTGATATGCTCTTTGATTTCTTGTACGGTTTTCATGATTTCTGACGGGTTAAAATTTTATTTTTCATCATCAAAAGGCTGAGAATCTACAAAGGATTGCCAATCAGAGAACCTCCCTCTAAAGTTTGCGGAACTAAGGAGTTCCGACATTTTTATTGAAGTGCGAAAACCATTTCCACGCCGTTCCCAGAGTTGCGATCACCTACTCTCACTGAGTTCGCATTCCAGTAATCAACCATTTCTTTGTAAGAAGAGAAAGACAAAGACAAGTCCTGCCTCTGATACGCATATTTGGAGACAAATAAGTTCTCCTCTGTAAGAACTAAATCAGAAGCCATGCAAGAACTGTAATCATCTTCATCCGTGATAATTTCCCATTGGCTGCCAGGGGCAGCGCCTATCTCACGATAGCTAGATGACGCTACGCAGTATGTTTTCCCGGATTTTTCAATCAAGGAGAGGCAGGAATAAGAGCCATCTTTGTTTAGTTCGTATTCTATTGTGATTGGGTAGTTAAATATTGTCATTTTTTTTGATTGTGAGTAGTGTTTGCTTTCCTCTCTACATTTATAACTGTATAGCACTTATTCTGAAATGTCAACCCCTTTTTCAAAAATTTTTTCAAAAAACTCCAAAGGCATACTAGATAAGGCTTTCATGCATTGTGTAAACCCAGCCTCCACTTCTCCCTTCCTGCGATAGACAAATCCGGCCGCTATCAACTTACGGCTTAACCTCTCCTTCTCACCAGGGGAAAGCCTAATCAAAATAGTAGCTCCATTAATTTTCGGGCGTGCCATACAGTTTTTCCTAATACAATACCTAACTGTATAGCACAATCAGAGAAAAGTCTATAAGTCAAGAGTCTCACGCGAACGAGGAAACCATCAACGGAAGTCTATTATTTTACTGTTTACCATCTACCTGAATCTATCTGAGGACTATATGCTTTTCATTTATATCAAACAAGAGCGATTAATTAATTTTTCTCTTTTAATTTAATTCCTCTCTTGATCTCAAATTCTTCTCGTTTGCAATAGAAGAAAAAGCATATAGTCCCAAAGTGCCAGAAAACCATGTGTAGAGCGGGTTTCATGTATGCAGTTATTGAAGTATTTATAAACTTATTGCTTTACCGATCACTTCGGGTTAAAATAAAATTAGCCACCCAAGTTTGACGGCAAGAGTGGCGTTCAAAAAAATAAAGCGAGGTTTTGATAAACTTATGATAACCCAACACCGCATCACAAAGCAAGAGTTTCTGGAAAAAGAATCCAAAATTTTTGACAGAATCCAAGATATGAACACACCGCAGCTTTTAGCGGTCATGGGAGTTACCAACGCTTACTGTTGGGCAGCCCTCGAAAGATTAGAACTACTGGAGAATAATAAGCTTGTTCCCGAAAAAGCAGGGGATATAATAGCCGCATCTCAAACGGGTGTAGCTTCTATTGAGATGACAAATATTTACCTGTCGGCATATCTCAAGAAACACTGGAGTGGTGCTTGTAGTTCCGAGCATAGCTGTAGAAATGTCAGGCAACTGCTATCAACTGGACTTTGGAAAACTCGCACTAATCAAGACACAGGGGAAATTGAGGAAGTCTGGGGATTGGGGTTTTTGGACTTCACTCCTAAATTATCCGGCACAACTGTTATTCCTCCCACATTGGAAAATATGGATTTGGTGGGAATGGCGCAATTATATAGATGTGCTTATCAGCTTTGGAAAGAGAAGATGATACGGAAATTTCCAGACACAGACCCCTTTGACCTGTTGCCAGAACATAAAGGGGCGTTGATGTTGACGCTGTTTGACTCCCTATTTTATGGAATGATTCAGTTTAATTCTGTGGGTTTTGAGCGATCGCTAATTGAAGTAAATGTTGAGTCGGTGGTTAAATCCGTGAAGCGGGTTGTGATGTGGTTCTTCAGTGAATCATACAAGATTTGTCGTAGAGACTGGAGACGACTAATTAAGATAGAGTTTAGACAGCGAGAACGGGCATATCAACAGAATTTAACTAAAATGGGAGTGGCGTTTTAAATGAAAACAATCACTTCTATTTCAGGCGGGAAAACATCATCAATGATGGCTGTAGAATTTCCCACAGATCACTATGTTTTTTCTGTTGTTTTAACAGATCAAGTTGAAATTGCACCAACGGACAAAGGGGTATTGAGAGAAATTCAGGATCGGATTCCTGGCTTTAAAGCTAGTCGAGAGCTTGATCAAACCTTGTTAAACGTCTTGAAGTTAGAGCAATTAATTGGTAAGAAAATTGATTGGGTAGCTGCACCTTTTACTTTTGATGAATTAATTCATCAAACTACTAATTACCCAGGCTTCAGGGGGGGGCAACTTATGTTACCCAATCGAAGAGCGCGATTCTGCACAGTTCAATTAAAGTTAATGCCGATATTTTGGCACTGCTTTTTAAACTATTACGAAACAAATAACCCCCTATTGATGAATATTGGTTTTCGTTGGGACGAACCGCAAAGAGTCGAGAATTGGACTTGTGATAACGATAAGTTTAAGTATCCTTTCGCCTGTTCAACGTCTGGCAAAAAGCAATGGCAATATAATCAAGTTGAATGGCGTATTTCTCAATTCCCAATGTATGAAGCGGAGATAACAAACAAGCAAGTAAAAGACTATTGGGATAAAAAAGGGTGGATATTCCCGTCTGTTTCTAACTGTGATTTTTGTTTTCATCACAGGCCAATTCAACAACAGGTTCAAGCTAAATTACACCCAGAACGCGCTAGATGGTGGATAGATATTGAGGATAAATCAGGCGCGAGCTTTGGTAGCAACCGAGTAGAAGATGTACTTCAGCAAGGTGTATTGGATGTGTACGTTGAGGATGATCGTTCGGCGTGCCATTGCACTGACTGAAGACTATACATCAAAATCCGACAAGGCAAAAATAACCACAAATAACAATTGTGGTTATGCCGAAAAAACAATTTAAAGGATTTGGCGGTAGTGGTGGCGGTGGCAACCCCGCAAAACCGCCAGTAGATACCGCTATATCAGGAACTTCCGTTTCGACCGCCTCAGTTTTGGGGATTGTGTCAGAAGGGGAAATTGAGGGGCTATTGGACGGGCTAAAATCTGTCTACCTTGATGAAACCCCTATTCAAAACTCTGATAATTCCCTGAACTTCAGCGGTTTTACGTGGGACTACAGACTGGGAACTCAAGGACAAGGCAGAATGCCCGGGTTTGGGGATGAGGTTGCAAGCGAAACTAGCGTAAACACTGAGGTAAAATACAATCTCCCGATTACCCGCACTATCACCAATGCCAATCTAGATATTATTCGTGTCCGTTTGGGCGTGGTTTTACAGGAATACTCACCGGACGGGGGTGTGCTGGGATTAAATGTAGGGTTTAAGATTTATGTAAAACAAGGTGCGGGGGCGTTCGATCTCATTTATGAAGTGAATGAAAGCGGAAGGTTTGCAACCATAACAGAATTTGAATATGCTTTTGCAGTCAATAACATCGGTGGTACGGTTTCCGATTTTAGCGTCAGGGTAGAGCGAACCACGCCACAGGACACGGATGAAACCAGATATCAGCGTATATTAAAATGGCAATCTTACACGCAAGTAACAGAAACCAGGCTCGCATATCCCAACAGCGCGTTATTTGGGTTTACTGTCAATGCTGCACAGTTTCAGTCATTGCCCCAAATATCCCTAAAACTAGCAGGGCGGAAAATTCAGATACCCAGTAATGCCACACCTACCGCAGCTAGGGGTTTGACCTTTAGTGGAACTTGGAATGGAACTTTTATCACGCCTTCGGTAGCAGTGGCAGATCCGGCATGGATTTTATATGACCTGATCACAAATACCCGCTATGGACTTGGGCGGTATATTGATGCAACTCAAATTGATAAATGGGCATTATACGAAATTAGCCAATACTGCAATGAGTACGTCCCCGACGGCTATGGTGGTACAGAACACAGATTCCAATGTCACATACTGCTAGAAGGCAAGAATGAGGCGTATAGCGTTATTCAGCAGTTTCTATCAATATTTCGTGGATTTTCCTACTGGATGTCTGGAGCAATCGGATTTGTGACAGATAAACCCGGATCACCGGTGGCACAATTTACCCAGTCAGATATCGAAGAGGGGATGTTTTCGTATACCCGCACAGGGCTGAAAACCAGACACACCATAGCGTTGGTAACTTGGGCAAATCCAGACGATTTTTACCGCCGATCTGTGGAAGCAATTGATGATCCTGCTGGTATTGCTAAATACGGGGTGAGAGAAATAGAACTATCTGCTTTTGCTTGCACTTCAAGGGGTCAAGCACGACGGGCTGGGTATGCCACCTTGCTGACTGACAGATTGGAACAGGAAACCGTAACTTTCAGGTGTCGAGCCTACGGAACATACACAAAACCCGGCGATATTATCAGGGTGATGGACTCAAAAAGGGCTGATATTCGGTACGGGGGACTAATCGCAGCGTCTACCACTACCGCAATCACCCTTGATAATCCTGTAGAACTGCTAGAAGATGAAACCTACACCCTCACGGTAATGCTTGCTGATGGCACGGTTCAGGAAAGAGTTGTTACCAATTCCCCTGAAACAGCGACAATCCTCACCCTTGACTTAGCGCTATCATCAGCACCACCACCCGAATCAAACTGGATTCTTGCATCATCTACAGTGCAGCCGCAATTATTCCGGGTTTTAAATCGTGTTCCGAGTTCTGGCAGCACGGAAATGATGCACGAAATCACAGCTATTGAATACAACCCTGCCAAATATTCTCAAATTGAAAATGGCTGGAGTCTTGAGCCATTGCCAGTGCGCCGCGATCCTCCCGCCGTTGTATCAGTGCCAAGAAATATCACACTCAGTTACCGTACGATTGACCTGTTTGATCTCAACGCAGTCTGGGATTTTCCATTACTGGGGAGTGAACGAGATCCCTATATCGTAGGCTACACAATCGAATTACGCCTTGGTGATCATGGACTGTGGGGAAATAGCAGATTTGAAACAACTGCCTCAACGCAGTTTGCAAACATATCAGCAGGGAAATATTACGTCAGAGTCGCCGCAGTTGATGTTAATGGCAGATCCTCGCGTTGGGCTGTTTCTGACCCGATTATCTTGTCGAAATACAACTGGGTAGGCGTTTTCACTTCTCGATATGCTTCTGTTTTTGCAATGGAATTTTAAATTATGCCCACACCACGCATTTACGTTGGGGGAGACGGAAGCCCCTATCAGCGATCGCTCACAAACTCGTCCGCAGGGACAACGGACAACCCCGATGTTGCTCATTTTGCGCTGAATTACTCAGAAGAAAGTCCGATTACTGGGGCAACAATGCCGGCTGGGGGGATAGGAGCAATCGGTTGGTTGTCAGCGATTTGGAGACAGTTATCAGGAAATCAACGAACTCCAGGCTTTCTTAGCACAACTACCACAGGCACGGTAACAGCAGGGGCTAAATCTGTGATTATTAAAAACGTTGGTGGTGCAGTGGGAACGGTTTTGACAGTCAACCTGCCAGTAGGGGAAACTCTTAACTTTGCAACTGCCGGAAACGACACTCTTGGGGCGATCGCTTACGACGCCACCGGAACAACTTTCTTGATTTCCGAGGTTCGCTAATGACGGACTATGATTACATTAATTTTAGTTGCACACTTAGCTCTGTGTACGGTACGCCAGGGCTTTACACAGATTTAGCAGCCTGTGAAAATGCCGTAGAAGATGGTATTGCTAAATCCGTTTTAATCCTAAACCCGTTATGGAGTGCAACTAAAAAAGCATCACTGCCGCTATTAACAAATAAGCTAGGCGACGGATATCAACAAATTGTTTTTGAGGGTTTTAATCAGATAAGTGAAGAATGGAGTATCACATCACCCGTATTGGTTGGAACGCAGGTTGATCAATTATTAAATCAATTACGCCAATTGTCCAGCACTTCTTTTTTATGGAGTCCTAACAATGGTGTAATTGATTATCAAGAATTCGACTGCAATGAGTGGCAAAAAATTCAATTGGGCGTAAATCAATATCAAATTACAACAACATTTAAATTAACAAGCTCAATAGTAACCTCTCCAGAGCCTTATGTAGCTACTGTGTTTTTGGAAGGCAGATCCTTATTTGGCAGCTTAATCAGCTAAGTTTTCACTTCTGGGAAAACTACTGGAAAGATTAATTAATTTTTTATGCCGCTAACTATTAACCGCCCCTCAGATGTGGAGACTACACTGGAAATAACTTTCCAAATTGGTGAATTACCAGCTCAGACCGTACAAACCTTTATTTACGCCAACACCAATGAATTTTTACACTTGTAGCATTAAAACTGATCTTCCTATTACTGCCAGATATCGAGGAGAAATCACAGAGGTACAGAAGCTTGACAATGGGGGGATCGCATTCACAGAAAAATTGCCTAATGGGAAAAGAAAACCAAGGATGATTCCTGAAGGTGCAGTTTTTATTGGCACTCTCCAAGAAGCTGCAAAATTTTATCATCCTGAATCTGATACGGTAGCTGTCACCACCCTGCATCATTTCAATACTCCTAACCACGTTGAACCAGGTCTAAGCCCAGAAGAGCCAGAAAGAATAAATACCTCACTTGGCATCTTAGAGAGGTTTTCATGACTACCACATTCGCGCCACAGTTTGACACTGCCACACTTGATCTGGTTCTGAAGAAAGGGGAATCAGCCCAATTCTCCGTAGCCGTCACCGACTTTGATTTAGACCTCCGCAACTGCTTGATTTTTGCCGAGATTCGCCGAACAGTCCCCGGTTACGACTTGATTAGCATCTTTACGGGCATTGTTGTTTCTGGTAACAATACCATCCAAATTAAAAGATATCCAGTCACTGACGACAAAGCACAATTACTCAAATCTTTACCCGTCCGGATTGGAGATTTGATTACCCTGGAAGGGTCAGGAATCACTGGCTTAAAAGTTTTGGCTGTCACCGACTCCCAAATCATTGTTTCTGGCACAGCTTCCCGGACGGTTAACGAAGCTAGGCTATTAGTGCGATCGCTCTCCCTAGCATCCTTTACCGCAATTCCTTATCTTCCCGTAATCAACGTCTTGCTTACGGCGACGGCTAGTATTGGGGCAACTACCATGAACGTAGCTAACGTTAGCCGCACGATTCCTGCTGGTACAACCTTGGTTTTTAACGACGGCGGAACAGCCTATCTAGCAGTGCTTACAGCATCTTTGATTGCCGGAGATACCATTGCTTATGTCTCAGCATTAGCAGCAACTATCAATAGCGGTTCTTCTGCAACAGTTGGAGCAAAAACCGTAATAGTTTCTGCCAGTTCCGCTATTAATGCAACTTCAGTATCGGTAAGTGCCTTGTCAGTTTCCATGCCGTCCGGGACAAGGTTAAATTTTGCCACTCGGATAGAAGATGGTTGGCAATATTTAGGTAGTGCCACACTAACCGCATCCGCTTTAGTGGGTGAAACGACATTAGCCGTGAGTGGTTTGAGTGTGGCAATTCCAGCTAATGCGATCGCATGGTTCGGAACTCATACCTTCAATAGCTTTATTCTTGCTATAGACCCCGCCGATACACAGTTTTTAGAGTCAGGCGACTATGGCTACGACGTGATTTGTCGCCAAGCGGACGGCTACACAATTAGATTAATTCAGGGCAACGTAAAATTAACAGATCATTGGAGCGACGGAGTTTAATATGGCAGATGTTACCGTAGGAAGAAGCGTACCCTTACAGCCTGGACAACAGCCTTCAGCTAGTTCTATTTCTGTGGTTCAGGCAACGGATCACCCACCAATAGCTGTTTTTGATGCCTACGAAGGTGCATCAGAGGTTAAGCAAGATTTACTAGGTAATCCCAGGTTTGGGACACCACAATTACTATTTGCCAACGTTAGGCGTTATGGTATTGACGACAAGATTTGGGCTACTAAAGTAGATTCAAATGCCCAAGGTAAAGTTCAATTTGATAGTGCTAAAAGTGCAGCTAAACTATCAATTGCTAACGGTGCTTTTGCTAGAACTTATGCAAGTTTGCAAACCAAGATAAATTTTCCTTACCAACCTGGGCGGAGCATGGACACTTCTTTTGGCGTGCAATGCTCACGAGGTAATGTTAACGATAACGTTGTTATCGAATTTGGCGCATTTGATAATTTTGATGGCTACGGATTTAGAATCCTTCGTGAAGGAGGTAAAGACAAAATATTCGCTTTTAGACGAACTTCATCAGGAGAGACAGAAGGCTTATTAGGTAGGGAGAGTTCCGAGCTTTCTTATTTGAACGGGCATGAGGATTTAATGAGTTCTAACGCCTACGAACAAATAGTAGAAATAAGTAACTCTGACGGTCAGAATTATGCTAGTTTTCCATCGGGGTTTGTACGTAACGGGAATAGACTAGACGGTTCAGATCAAGGCGCAATTGATATTAACGGAAACCCCACCTCAACAGGCTACAAATTAAGCCTTCATAATAGCGCATTGTCGGCGATGAACCTGACGATGTTTAGGATCAGATATAGCTGGTATGGCGCGTCTGGCGCGGATTTTTGGGCTTATGTTCCGTTGAATAAAGCACCCAAGCCTGGACAACCTAGATGGGTGAGGATGCACTCATTCCCTATCGGTGATACCTTGCCATTTCCGTCTCTACGGAATCCTGATAAGCCGATTACGTTTAGGATTTATCGCCGTGCTGATGCCGCAGGATTACCAAGTGCCAACGCTTCCCTTTCGACTTTTGGGACATCTTTTAGTATTGATGCGGGAGATCCAACACCTGTAGAAATTTATAGTGCAGCTTCTCAAGTCGTCTCACTTTCAAATACTAACCCGACTCCAATTATGGCAATTCAAATTAAGCCATATATCACTAGCAGTACAAATACCATTACTGCCACTTCTGTAAACACTCCCAATCAATTAAGAGCATATCCTTTGCAACTTAGTATTAGTTCTACGGCAC